TTAATTTAAACCAAGCCGTACCAAATGAAATCAATATACCCATAATATAACCAACATCTTTTAACGTAAAATGCAGATCGTTTGCTGTATGTCCTATTTCTAAAAACATTTATTCAACAGGGATTGGCTCTGACCATTCAGGCGATGCCATTAATTCAAGTATTTCAGAATGATTATATAAACCAACAGGAACAACGCTGCTATCCGTTATAAATGTCGGAGTATATCCGTCTTGCCACTTAATTACAAATTGAGTATCATCTAAAGACTTTCTGATCGTACTTGCTGAAGTTTCACCAATTTGATTAAAGTCTATTAATCCAACATCTGTTAAATTAATTACTGCGTATGTTTTTTTATTTAATTTCATTTTATATATTTTTTTAATTAAGGTGTATCTGTTTCAATATCACTTTCTGTCATATTGTAAGAAACTGAGTTATTATCACTATTAGGTGCATCTCCTACTCTATCTTCAACGGTCATGTTTGCCGAAGTCCCATCGTTACTTCCTACTTGATCTGGTACAGTCCAATTAGTGCTAAATGTAGCTTCTTCGCCTAACTTCCAATAGGCAACAGGATTCAATGAAGTGATGTCGTTTGGAGTGCCTGAATTATAAATTGTAGTTACGTTTCCTGAAGTTAAAGCAGTATTCCATAGCGCAAGGTTAGATAAATTGCCACTTAAATAGTAATTGTTAAAATAAGAACCTATTTTATCAAAAGAATGTTCGCTGCCTGAAGCACCTGAAAAAATAGGTGTTGTTGTAACTTCTAAAGCTCCATTACAATAGCCTTTTAATTCATTAGCGGTACTATCATAAGTAATAGAATACTGCCTCCATTCTGTTGTTGATGTTGTTGTTGTAGTTAAAGCAGTCCAACTACCTGGTCTATTTTTAAAAGATAAAAGGTCTGAAACAAAAGTAATAGATGTTAATATTCCGCCATCAATAGCAGTTTTTCCAACTACTGTATCATAACTATCAGGATTTCCTTTATACCAAAAACTTAAACTAAAATCTGTTAAAATGCCAGATGACAAACTAATATAATCGTCAACACCATCAAAATCTAAAGACCAATTACTAACCTTATCTTTATTAGTATTTTCAGGCATTAATATTTGAGGTGATTTAAAGGTGGAATTATCACCCATACGATACCAAGTAATAGGACTTAAACTTGTTAGATCGTTAGGTGTACCGCCATTGAAAATGGCTGAAGCGTTTGAGCTTTGGTCACTATCCCAAGTTGATAATTCGTCTATATTGCCTGAGTATTCTTGTCCTTTTCCAACTCCAAACCTATCTAATAACAATGCGTTTGTATTGTTTTGGGTACTTGAAAAAGTTGCACCATTTACATAAATACCTATATCACCACTTGAACTTCTATATAATAAAATATGATTCCAAGAGCCAGCTACTAAATCATTGCCACCACTTTCTGTGAATGTTAAAGTAGTACCACCAACTTTAAATCTAATTGAAGTTGTTAAATATATTTGTACCCAATTATCATTAGTAGAATGACCTAAATAATAACCTTGTACAGACGTAGGTATAGTAGGCGTATTTATCCAAGTAGATATAGTAAATTCATCTGTATAACTTAAATCTGACGACAATACTATATAATCGTCAACACCATCAAATGCTAAAGATTTGGTATTAGAAAATGAAGGTGGTGTAGGTGTAGGACTTTTCGTACCTCCTGAAGGTATCATAAAAACTCCTTTTTTCTTTGCAAAATTATATAATGTAGGCATATCTTTATGTTAATGGGTTATTACAATTATCATAATTAAAAGGCATGGTAAATGATACTCCGCAACTCCACCCCGTAAGATCATCTTCAAACCTCTCTGTAAAACTTGTCATTGTTCCGGATTTCTGAATATTAACTTTTAACCAATCAACATTGTTAGTTGTTGCCGTTCTCTGCTCAAAATAAGCAATCATATCCATTAATACCTGAGCCATATCGCTTTTTACTTCATTCTCATTACTCTCGTTCTTTTCAATTATTGACATTGCTAAAATACTAAAGTTCCATGTAAAAACCCCTTCACCTAACGTTGCCGGACTATCCACAACCCACAACAAAGGGTAATTAAAATCTGCTAATTGATTATGCTCAACCGCTTCCCACAGGTTGCCGTTTCCAAAGCTTTCAATCTGTCTATGAGCATCAGCAAAATCATTAAACTCCTTTATAATTTGATTATACGTTAAAATCATCTATTAACAATCTTTATAATAATTATATTCATCTCTCCAGCACATCGTACTTTTAGCTCCACCTAAATAAAAATTAGTTTGATAAGCAGTTACCCTTGGGTTTAGATCATCGCTCGACTCAGAATAAGCAGCAAATAAACTCCTATTATCAATTAAATAATTAATTAGTCTTTTATCCCTTTCCTCTGCCTTATTTTTCCATTCATCTCTTAAAAATTGAAGATCCTGAAAACTTATAGGTTGACTATTTTCAGAGCTTTTCGTTGCTACCGATTTATTTCTATATTTAAATAACATTGATGCTGAACACTCATACATAGTCCATTGAAGCATGCTTGGTGCAACATAACCGTCAAGTAAATCAATCTCATCAGCATTTAATGTTCCGGCAGTTATCTTTGCTTTTAAATCATCATAAAGCGGTGTGCCAAGTATCGGGTGAATCCTCAATTCTTGTGCGTCTTTAATGCTCGGTAATATTAACCTCATATCGACATTCTCGTCAATTAGAGTATTGTTTTTAACGTATGTTTCTGAAATAAATAATACTGCCATAATTTTATCTTTTTATTCTGACCACTTGTTGTTGCCAAATGTGGCGACAAAACGGTCTGTGTAAAACCTCCTCTTCTGGGTTAATAACCTCACCTCTTGCATTTCTTTCCCTTGGTATTGTGTACCATCCGCCACGTTTTGTAAAAATATCCCATCCGCTCCAATTAAAGTCGTTGTGAAGCATTTTTAATTGATCTAAAGTATATAACCTTCCTAATCCTATCATTTGTCGGCAGAAGCCACGTGAGGTATCTAATAAAATTGGTTCTCCTCTCAATCTGGGCGATAAAGCATATTTATAAACCACAAATATCTTTTCGTCTGGAATCTGTATTGAACTTATGGCTTCATCCGTTGGAATGAAATCTTTTGTTAATGCTCCGACATCCTGTAAAGATTGAATCGTTTTATTAACACTTTCAACATCCATATTTAAAGCTTTACCAATTTCAGTAACCGGCATTTTAGGATCTGCTTTTAAAATTTCTAATACCTTTTTTTCAGATTCTGTTAAAACCATCCCAATAGCAAAAGAATAATTATTTAAAAATTTATTTTCCAACTCCTCCGCATCCTTCATACAAGTAATTGGTTCATTGAAAGTCTGGATGATTTCCAACTCGCTTTCTCTATATCCAGAATCTTTTAATTTTTCAAAAATAAAATCATCCGTCTGGTCATCCATCATAACCCTCTCTCTTGCTTCTAAAGGTGCTAAACCTATCTTTTCGCGCAACTCGTCTTGAGTCATTACAGAAACAATAGTCTGTTCACTTAATGCTTTCTGTACCGGTTCAATTTTAACAATTTTTAAGACTTTCGGCAATCCATTGAAATTAATTAATTCGTTAAAAATCTCATTCAACGTATCTTGCTCCGGATCTATATATAAATTTTGATATAATTCCGCCGCCGTTCTCAATTCATCTGCGTTGTTTCCAAGTCCTGTATTATCTTTTATCCCAAATAACATTGGTGAGGTCACTCCATGAGCAGTATAAATTTCTTCTCTAATCTGTTTATTTAAACTATTGAAACGATCATCTTGCCCATTCGTTGGTATTGGAATTATCTGCGGGTGGTCTGAATTTTGATCCGTAAAGCTGAGTAAAGGCTTTCCGGCATTATCACTTCCCGTAGCGTATTCTTTGAAACGTCTTTCAATAACCTGCATTTCCTCTTCTGTTGGTTCTCCGTTGTTAAACGATATGATGTAACCAGCAGATAAATTATTTTTTATGTTTTGAAGCGTAAAATTTGCAATTTCTACATCAGCTTCAAGATACGGAACTGCCGGAATGTAATCCCCTAAAGGATAAATATGTAAGTCTGGTCTATATTCTTTGTAATAAATGATATAATTCGTTGTCGTATTAATAGAATCATCAAAAGGAAATAATCTAAGCTCTGTAAAATCCTCGTTATTTTCTGGACTCCTTGCTTTCCAATCATCTGTATAAAAGTATTTATCCTCGTCCTCTATTGCTTTCCTGACATTTCCGAAATTAATATGCTCTAAAGCAGTAATTTTTTTATTCGCATCGATCATCACTTGCATACAAAATCCTCCGTAAACCTTTTTATCTTTTACGATCTTATACAATAAATCGGTCATATTATCAATATCATTCGTAGTCCTTAAAAAAGCATCTATCTGTGCCCTCTCCTTAAATGAAACATCTCTGCTTATTGCAAAACCCTTTCCCACAATAAAATTAGTCTTTGCATTGATTATCGTTGCGTGTTTACTCGATTCATTATAAAGCTTCGTTAAGAAATCCGGATACGTATTTTTATAAGGTCTTTCGCTTCCATATTCGTACCAATCGCCACGTCTGGATTCTTTGAAAATCGGCAATTCGTAACCTTTGAAATTTAATGTAATTAATTTAACACTCATATCATGATGGGTTATATACTATGTTTGTTGTTGGTGAAACTGAATGCTGAGTAAAATCTGGTAATTCCGTTGCATCTAACAATCTCATTTTTCCGGATTCAACTTCCGTTAATCCCGTAGGATCTAAATTCGTTGCTGATACTTGCTCAAATGCTTTGTAACTATAATATCCTCCCTTTCCTAAAATCAACTTTCCATTAATGGCATCATCCACACCCTCAATAAAAGAAAACATATTATAACGATCTATATTAGTAGATATATCTGCAATAACCGTATAATAATCGACCTTTGTCTGTGCTGATGTAAATTGAAAGAGATAATAATAAGTACCCGTAAGGGTTGTTTTTTCCCAAAGAGTAGCTACAAAAATTGTCGTTGCATTTTTATTCAGCACTATCATTTTCCTTTTTTTTCTTCTTTTTTGGTTCAAATACGTCTGCTCCTAATTTCTTTAAAATTCCTTTATTTTCGTCTTTTATAACTATTTTAAATCCTTTTCCACACCATTGTTGTCCTTTTAAGCCTTTTTTAAACATAATTTTACGTTTTATGGTTTGTTTAATATATGTGAAATATTTGAATTATTAAAAAAAAAAGGGACACTATTTAAAGCATCCCTCAATAAAAGAAAATATAAAGTAGAAATTAAGTGCTAATTGTTAATCCAGCTACGACAGTTGCATCAATTTGGTAAGGAGTTTCAGACTCTTTTGCCATCAGTTCTATGTCATATCCGTTACGATCTCCAAACGCAGTACCGGTATTAGCTACTAAAGATTGACCTTCAGCAAATGATTGAAAGCCTAAGCCCCAATACACACCATTGTTGTCCTTAACAATAACTGCCAAACGACCTAAAACCATAAGTCTAAGTTCGTTGCTTTTAGCATTACTAAACTTATTCAATGAAAAGGCAATTACCCCCTCACTAAATCTTGTACCGTTTGCCGGATCAATCGTAGTAGTTGCTACAACGCTTCCAACTTCTTTTTTTAGTTCATATTTGTACCATGTTGCACCGCCATCTGTAATAGCAGTTACTTCATGATTCACTATTGAATAAGCGGTCATTGTGTCCCGCGACAATAGGTATAATTCTTCGATCCCACCGACACTGTCTGAGCAGTCCCTTGCAAAACCCGTAGCTAATTCACATGCCATGCTTTTATAGTTTTAAAAAGAGGGCTATTATACCCTCTAAAGTTATTATTTACGATATTTTTAATTTACACGCTTCCGCTGGAAAAGCCCAATTAATTCCACGTCTAAATGCAAAAGTAGTTTTAAAAATTCTGTCGTTTGGATCGTACCATGCTCTGTAATCATTTGCTTCCTCGTCTGGAAGATCAACACCAATAACAATGTTTGAAGCTCTTGTTAAATAAGCAACAGGATCACCAACAACCGCGCTGTTTAATCCTGAAAGACCTACAGTTCCAACAACTGTAACCTGTGGAAAACCTACTAATGGTAGTTCATTTCCAGGTTGTCCGTCAACTACATAATGAAAATAATTTCCATCAGCAATAGCTCTTTGATACATAAGGAATAAATCCATTCCTAAGAATATTTTAATATCATCTGCATCTGCAATATCCTCATCCATTGATTCAGCTAAAAACGATAACGATTCAATAATGATTGAAGCAGTTTGAATACCAGCCGTTGGTGCAGCAACATCTACTACAGCGGTATGTTGTGCCATTAAACCAGCATAAGAACCAGCACCAGCAGTACCAGTCCAATCTAATACTTCAATTTGCTTTTGTAATTTAGCAATCTTTAAACCGAAATATAACTCAGCAAAAGGAATTTCTTCTTTTTCGTTTGTTACTCCTTGTTTAAGCATTGTTTGTGTATACTTTGCGGCAAGGTCACTCATACATAAATCTTCATGAACTGCCAAAGCATTTGGAGTTATAGTTCTTTGTGATAAAGTAGTAGTGCCATCTGCAGACCTTGAACATCCATCGTCTTGCAATACCACATCGGTATCTAAAATGTTAATGGTCGTAGGACCTTTTACTCCTGGCTGTATTTGTGCGTATTTTGATAATTGCCCGCCAGCAACACTTTCAACGATCAAGTCCATAGCTTGTTCGTCTACGTAGTTTGTTAATGCGCTTACATCGAAACTCATAATTATAATTTTTATTTAGTTAATAATATTTTTCTTTTTTAAATCTGCAATCAAATCCCTTTTTTTAGGTTTTAATTTTGCAAAACCGCTTTTTGATTTCTTAACAGCTTTTGTAGTTGGCTGTGATACCAATTTTTCTGTTAAGTCAACAAGAGCAGTAAAAGCCGTTTTAAGTTTTTCTATGTCTTGTTTTAAAGACTTATTTTCTTCTGATAGTGTAGCTTCCATTCCAAATACTCGTTCTGTTACTATACTTTCAATTATTTTT